CTTGGTGCGGCTCTTAATGCTCTTACACCTAAGCCTTCTGCATCAGGTGTTAACAGAGGTTATGATGTTAATGGGTTAGCTACAGGTACTGCTTTAGATCATCAAATAATATATGGTAAAGCCCGTGTTGGTGGAGTTCGTATATACGATGAATCTACAGGTACAAACAATAAGTACTTACACCGTATCATAGCTTTTACTGGTCACGAGATAGAATCTTTTGAAACTATCTATATTAACGACGAAGCTGTTACTTTAAATGCTAGTGGTTATGTAACTAGTCCATCTCACTACAACAGTAAAGTACGTATTAAGAAACATTTAGGAGCTTCAGATCAAACTGCTGATAGCACTTTAGTTTCTGAGTCTGCACACTGGACTTCTAATCACAGACTACGTGGTATATCTTATTTGTATATTCGTATGGAGTATGATACTGACTCATTCCCTGATGGTATACCTAACTTTACAGCTACTATTAAAGGTAAGAAGGTTTACGATCCTCGTAACTCTAGTACAGCATGGTCTGCAAACCCTGCCTTATGTATTCGTGATTATCTAACTTCTTCTTATGGATTGGCTGAAGTGTCAGCTAACATAGATGATACTCTTATAGCTACAGCCGCTAATGTTTGTGATCAAACAAATACTTTAGCTGGTGATGTTAGGTATACATGTAATGGTGGGTTTACTACTGCTTCAACACCTTATGATATGTTAAGTAGTTTACTTACTTCTATGGGTGGGTCTTTGTGGTATGCTCAAGGTAAGTGGCGTATTAAACCTGCTTACTGGACTACACCAGTTATGGATCTAGATGAGGACGACCTAAGAGATAAGATATCTTTATCTACACGTCACTCTCGTAGAGATAACTTTAATACTATTAAAGGTACATTTAGAGGTGCAGAATCTAACTGGCAAGTAACAGACTACCCAGAAGTAACTAACTCTGCTTTTGTTACAGCGGATAATGGTCAAGTATCAGTTGCAGATGTAGACTTAGGGTTTACTGATAATTCTGTCGGGGCTAGAAGATTAGCTAGAATTGCATTAGAGCGTAATAGACAACAGTTAGCTATTAGTACAAGTTTTAGTTTAAAGGCACTAGCTCTACAAGTAGGAGATAATATACGTATAACTAACTCTAGGTTTGGTTGGACTAATAAAGAGTTTGAAGTAACATCTTGGAACTTTGGACTTGTAGATGAATACGACCTTAGAGTAGAAGTACAACTCATAGAAACTGCTTCTACAGTGTTTGATGAGATTAGTGATGGTGTAATATACGAGAGAGATAATACTACTTTCTGGTCGCCATTTGAAGTAGAGATACCTCAGACTTTACAAGCTACACCAAGTACATTTAATAATGCTGATGGTACAACTATACCTCAAGTTCTATTTAGTTGGGCTTCTACTAACGATAGTGTTATAGAGCAATATGAGTTCCAGTGGAAGATTTCTACTGATACTGATTATAACTCTGTAATACTTACTAACAAAGAGTTCTTGTTGTCTCCTATAAAGAGTGGAGTTGCTTACAACTATAGAGTTAGGTCTATAAATCACTTAGGCGTTAAGTCTAGTTTTGTTAGTGGGGCTTCTCCTATTAGCACAACTAATGATGCTACAATACCTAATCCACCTACGTCTCTTAATACTACGGGAGGGTATGGTAATGCTGGAGTATATTGGACACCTCCTACCACTAATACAGACTCAAGTACAATAGATGATTTGTTTCAGTATAAGGTATATAGGAATACAGCTAACAACTTTGGTACATCTACTCTTGTTGGTCGTGTTGCATCTGATGCATTTACTGATACAGGTCTTGCTGATCAGACTTTATACTACTACTGGGTAACTGCTTTAGACTTTACAGGTAATGAGAGTTCAGAGAGTTCTGTAGCATCTGTTACTACTGCTGTAGCACCTACTGGACCAGCAGGGGACGATGGAGCTAGAGGAGCAGGTCGTTGGAACATACAGGTTAGTAGCCTACCCACAACTTCTAGTGGGGCTGACACAGACTTTACAGCCGCTATAGGAGATCCTGTAGATAGGGATCAAGCATGGTTTTATACTGGTACTCAAGCTAGTCCTACATCACAGAATGTATGGATATATAATTTATCTGGTGACAGTTGGGTTCAACAGACTGAGGTTATTGATGGTAGTCTTGTAGTGTCTGGGACTGTAACAGCAGATAGATTAGAGAGTCAAGTACTTTCTACTTTAGGGCTTACTATTGGTACTTTGTCTAGTTCTGCTTCTGGTGAACGTATTATCATAAGTGATGATAAAATAGTCGTTTATGATGCTAGTAATACTATAAGAGTAAAAATTGGAGACTTGTCTTAATGTCGTATGGTATGCAGATTAGGACAAGTGCTGGTCTTGTTGATGTTGCTAGTATTAATGTAGCTAGGTTCTTAGCCTCTTACACTAGAACAAATAACAGTGGAACTATAACTCAAAGTAATTTTTCTAATGCTAACAATCTTGGTCATATATGGATTTCAACTAATGACGGAAAGATAGTTCCAGACTTTACTTGGAATAACAGTACAAAGGTATTGAGCTACTTTAAACCTTTAGATCAATCAGGAAATAACCTCATATCTTTAAGTGAGTACAGTTCTAACTTTACAATAACCTTTGCTTTATTTGATTAGGATTTAATATGAGTTATGGAATTAGTGTAAACAATTCTTCTGGAAATAAGATAATTCAAGATGAAAACCCTATATATGCCTTAAAGAGATCAGGTACATTATCCCAACATGAAACTACAATACAAGGTAACACTCCTTATAGAACAGTAGGTCTGCCTGATCTTTATGGTTATTTAGTGTCAGGTAGTAATGCTGAAATGAGTGATGACGAAGAAGTTTTCTTTGAAGTAGATGTTGGAGATTGGGTATCTTATCAACCTTGGCAAGTATTTATTAGTGATGGTCAAACAAGTGCTTATAATACTCTAAGGTATAGCCAAGTTACCTCAACTATGTCATCTAGCTTAAGTTACTATGTCTTCGATAAAATGACTTCTATACCTAATGCTGGTGCGTCTAGTGGTTACGGAGCGCAAGTTTTTAATGCTAGTTCTCAATGTATGTGGGATAGCAGTAAGTTAACACACAGAGTTTCTCAAGGTCGCATTATAAGTTCTACTACAACAATTAGCTCAACTGCCAACGCTGTTTCTTTACGTTCTTGGTATTTAAAGTTAAGCAGTGGGTCAGGCTTTGCTAATGGTGGTCACACAAACTTTAACAGTTGGTACGCTAAAAGAGTATCTACAAGCTCTTGGCAGATTGGTGTAGGACCAGTAGACTACGGGTTTTATCCTTACCAAGGAGGTTGGTACAACTTCGCAACTGCAACAACAATTTTAACTGGTGATGCACATGTAATGCTTGCTTATGTATAGGAATAAATATGTTTGAAGAATTTGATACTTTAGAAGAAGCTCAAGTTAGAGCTAGAGAAGTGTACCCCAACAAAACTTTTCCTGTANGTCTAGGTTGTGTTTGGACAGCTAATGGTTTTATTTCTATGGTAGAGGGTAAATACAGACTCTCTACAGATTTATAAAGGTAGGTAAAAGATAATGGAAATGACTGATCTATGGAGTAGTGTCCTAACACTAGGTGTTGGCTTTATTGGTTTTATACTACGTGGTTACGTGGTTGAGATGCAAAGACTACAAATCTTATTAAATCGTACTAGAGAAGAGTATGTTACAAAAGTTGAATCAACTCAGGTTCTTGGTCAAATAATGGCTAAGTTTGATAGGATAGAGGAAAAGCTAGATAGACTCGTGGAGAGAAAATGAAACACTTACTTATACTACTTACCCTACTAATTGGTAGTACTGTGTATGCTGAAGATGACGACACGATTAGATCTGATAGCACAGTAAGGTCAGATGGCACTATGGATACTACTGTTAACAGTCCACCACCTTCAGCTATATCACCACAAATAAGTGCAAGTAACTCTGACTTATGTACTGTAGGTGTAGCTGGTGCAGTGCAAACACAAATACTTGGTATCTCTGCTGGTCGTACTGTTAGAGATATGAACTGTGAAAAGTTAAAGAACGCTAAGACTATGTATGATATGGGTATGAAGGTTGCCGCTGTATCTGTAATGTGCCAAGACGAAAGAGTGTTTGAGGCCATGCTCAATGCTGGAACTCCCTGCCCTAAGAATGGATTAGTAGGAGATAAAGCTAGACTTGCATGGGAAATGGAAGCTGTAAAAGAAACAATACAACGAGAACAAAACAATCCTATAAGGAAGATGTTTAATGAAGATGTTGAAACTAAAATTGGTTTGGGTGTTATCATTAGTACTCTTGCCTTCTTATTCTTATTGTGAG